CCGCGCCAGCTCCTCCCGGCCCGGGGTCGCTTCCAGGACAGCGGCGCGCGCCGCCTTCGTCGCCGCCTCCGTGGCTATGCGTTCGATTTCCTCCGGCGTCGTGCTCATACATGTTCTCCTGGGTCATGGGTTTATGGTTGTTCAATAGGATAGCGTCATACGTGTTTCTTGGCAAATTTTATAGCGTTGAGAACGTCCGAACCTCACCCGGGGCCCAAGCGGGTATCCCCGTGTATGTTTTCGCGGTAATCCAGTTCGCCCCATCCAGGGAGTATTGGATCTGGAGGGCGGCGGGAGCGCGACCAGCCCGCGCGGAAGTATCCCCGGCCTGTAGGGCGACCTCCGCGACAGGGTGGGCGGAGGGCAGACTATACCGGAGCCACTGGGGAGGATTCGCGCCGCTAGTGGAGGACCAACCCGTCAACGGGTTCCCGTCGAACGCATACTGCGCTTCGTTTCCGGCGTACTGTACGGACGCGGAAGGGGTCCCGCCGGTGGCGACAGACGGACCCCCGGGGGTTTCCCTCAACTCCATTTCCGCTATCCAGAATTGGAAGCCGGAAGTCACATGGGTTTGGGTGATGTTCACCCTCCAGTGCGGAGCCGCGGGCCAAGTCGGTTCTACAAGGACCTCCACGGAATCACTCACCACTTCCTCCCCCTGTACCACGGCGCTCACCGCATAATAGTAGGTCAAGCCCTGGGTGGCGTTTTCGTCGGTCCAGGAAAGAACCCCAGGGGACAAAGTCGCCAGGGGGGCCGGGAGGTTGTCTGGGTCTATCGGGGCGCTGTCCCGATAGACCCTCTGTTCCACTTCTCCGAAGTTCGGATCAGTCCAAAATAGCGTAACATTCATCACTCACCTCAAAATGTGTATGTCCTGATCTCGCCCGGGGCCCAGGCCGGTTCATCGGTCGCCGTGAACCTTGTTTCCCAGACAGTTCCGTCCGCGGAACTCTGAATCTGGAAGGTCCGCGGGGCGCGTGCTGCGCGTCCCGCGTTGTTTCCGGCCTGTATCCTGATCTCAGTTAATGCCGCGGGAGAAGTCAATTGGTAGGCTATCCACTGAGGTAATGGGGCGGAAGCGTCGCTGCTCCATCCGGTTGCCGCGGAGCCGTCGAAGGCCCGGCCCGGTCCCCAGTTCTCCGGCGAGGAGAAGAACGACGAAGCAGAAGCCGTCCCGCCCGTGGCCAAGTTCGGGCCGTCCAGCACCCTCATCTGAATCTCAGCTACCCAACAAGCGTATTCGTCCCCGCTCCGGGTATCCTGAATCAGTATCCTCCAATTGATCCCGGCCTGTGCCGCGTTCGGGTCGGCGGGGGCTTCCAACTCCTCGCTGACAACCTCCCGGGCGGCGTTGAACGCCCCCACGCGGTAGTAATATGTCAAGCCTTCCGTCACGTCTCCGTCATCGTAGGACGTCACGTCAGGCCCCAGCGTGGCTATCGGCGGCGGTAGGTTCTCCGGGTCCATTGGAGTCAAAGAACGGTACACCCGGTGCCCGGTTTCGGTGGAGTTGTTGTCTTTCCAAACTATCCTGAATCCCATATCAGTTTCCTCAAGGCGTCACGGAGAAGCCGGTGATTTCCGGGGGCGTCGGGCTGACGTACGGGGCCTGGAGCGCGGACGGGGGCATCAGCGGACCACGAACGACGAACTGGACGGACTGCCAAGAATCCCAACCGTCCCGGGTAGCCCAAACCTCGACCCGAGCCCAGGGGCTTCCGGGGAAGGCGCTTTCTATCATGGAGCCGTCCACTTGGGCGCTCGTTTCCGTCCCGGCCAAGGGTATCGACCCGACAAAACCTACCTCTTGCTTGTCGTCGTCCAGGGCGTACACATCGACCCGATAGCTCACCCCGGGCTCCAGAGTCAAGTTCCCGTCGCTCCAAGAAGTGAAGGTTGGGACGGTCTCAAGAATCCGATTGCGGTGCGACCAAGTCAAGTTCAGGGGGTAGCTGGGATAACCGTCCTCTTGCGGGTACAGCTCCCCGTTCAGGCGGACGTTGCCCGGCCTGTAGGGGCGCACCGCCCGCGCGTTGATTTCAACGGTGTCCACCGGAGCGGAGCCCAGGGGGAGGGTTCCTTGTCCGGTGACCGTCAGGATAGATACCTGGACCGTGTCGGATTGTACATATTCCGTTTCATCGTTCTCCGCGTACTCATCTGCGAATATGATCAATTCTCCAGCTTCGTGCGCTACCGGAACCGTGTCCAGTAGGGCGCGCTGAACCTGGAGAAGCCCTTGCTGGACATCCACGGATACCACGCCCACCATTTCTGACCCGATGTACGCCCAAGTCCCCGGGCTCACCAAGTCAAGGTCCACTCCGTCTTGAATGACGAACACGGTATCACCGCGGGATACCGGGACAGCGAGCGCGGCCCCGGGGCTGAAGTCGATAGTCTTGATGTCCTCGAACAGGCCGGAACCGCCGTCAGAGGCCAAGCGAGCGGAAATGGCCGCCGTGTTCGGGCGGACCCCTGAAACCATGACGTAACCCATCTCAGGGTTGTTGTCCAGCTCCGCCTGTATGCCGGTTTGTCCGACCCTCTGGACCAATTCATAATAGGGCATTTCCTGAGCGAGCCGGTTCTGAACGGCCACTGGGGGACCGTCCGGGTCAACCCAGACCGGAGGCTCAGGCTCAAATGCGACCGTTTCCGGCAGCGCGAACACGTCCTGGGTACAAGTGATCTTGATCTTGTTGCTGCGTCCGTTGCCGTAGGCGATCTGGGTGACGCGCATCACCATACCGGCGATCAGGTAATCCGGCCAAACCAGCTTGAACACGTCCCCCACGCCCAGGTCCTTGGCGATGGTGTCCGTGTAGATCACGCAGCTCACCAGGGGGCTGGACAACGTCCGCAGGTCCCGCTCCGCGACCCGGGACGCCAATATATTGTTCGTGAATCCGGGGTATTGGAGCGTGGTATTCACCACCGCGCGCTGGGCCTCCGCCAAGGCGATGTCCTGGACCGTCAGGGAGGCGTCGCCCCCCGTGATCGGGTCCCAGTAATTGACCGTCACGGAGTTGACCAGCTCCCCGAAGGAGGGGCGGGAGAAGTCCGTCAGGCGCTCGATGTTGCTGGGGTTCAGCTCCAGGAGGGTTTCTTCATCGTAGTCATCCCGGATCAGCTTCAACTCGAACTTGCCCGTGCGGCGGTTGACCCGGACCACGGCGTTGATATGCTTCAGGACCTCCTTGATGAACTCCTCAATCTCCGTCTGCTTCGTCCACAGCAGACTCATCCCCATCTGCTCCTGGTGGAGTCGATCCGCCGCGGCCTGGAACGAAGCGTCATTCAGGTCGGCCTCCAAGTATCCCATACCCCATTCCGTATCCGTCAGGCACTCGCGGATGATGTGGGCGGGGTTCATATCCAACTGAACGAACAGCGCCGACATAACGGCGTTGGCGAGCGGGGCGGGGTCGCCGCCGGGAACGATGGGCACCCCGTCCCGCGGGGTGTTGTCCAGCATTCTCGTGTAGGTGGTGTCGGGGAGGTCGATGTTGAAGCAATAGACTTCCGTGGGCGGGAGCCCGTCCCGGATTGCCACCGCGTCCGCCGCACTGGAGGTCGGGAAAGGTTCCCCGTCCGTCATGAAGAACACGTAACGGGGTTTATCTCCGGTGTTTGCGAAGAAGGTGGGCGCTCCGCCCATGCCTGTGGCGTAGTTCGTCCCTCCCGTAACCGTCCGGGAGTTCACCCAGTCGATGATAGCTTGAACGTCGCTGGTGCCCACGTTGTAGCGGGTGATGCTCGTGGAGGTTTCCCCGAAGGCCACAACCCGTATATCCATCTGGGAGGAGGGACCCACGCCCAGGAAGGCTTCCAGCACTGACGTGATGGCCGTCTTGAGGTTTGCGAGGCGTTCCCCCGCCATAGAGTTCGACACGTCCAGGGCAAAATACAGCGCAGCGCGGTTCACGGTCCCAATGGACGCTTTCGTGGGATACCACTGCGCCTGTCCTCCGCCGCGCTTCAGGATACGCTGGACGCGGAAGGACCAAGGCTTCAGGTACGGGTTCATGCCCAGATAGCACTGGCGCAGGACCGCGGACACCACGCCGCGGAAGGACGGGACTTGGGCACCCAGCTTGGAGACCAAGTAATCATTCTTGCCTTGGCCGGTTTCTCCCATCATTATGTCCACGGGACCGGACACGCCGCCTTCGCGGCTTTCCCCGCCGAACAGGTTGGCGTTGTTGATGTTGATTCGACCGCCCTGGTAGAATCCCGCCCAGGCCGTTCGGTCGTCCACGTCGATCCGCTGGAGCCGGTCCACCGGCCCGTGACAGAGGACCATATGGACGCCCAGATAATACTTGTAACCGACAGTGACCTTTTTACTTGATCCGCCCACGGGCCACCTCCACTACGGCTTGCGCCATTGCGTCCCCCGTCGCCAGTAGAGTCTCCGCGGGGATACCCTCCTGAAGGAACTTACCATAGTCCAAATCG